GCAATCATTCCCAGATGGCACCCCATTAGCCACGCTGGATGGTGACAAATTGATCCCAGCCCTTGGCGTGCATATTGATGAGATTGGCGCCATTCAGCGTGGGGAAACCACAATCAACGGCCACCACGTCAACATCGCCGCTACCGATGCCGTAGCTGCCCTGCTGACCGCTGGCCTGTCTCAGGCCGGCACGATTTTCGAGCGGACGCACATCCTGTCCCTGATCCCCGGCATGAAGTGGTCTGCTCTTAGCCTTGAGGGCGAACCGCCTGGCTACATCGGCCCTATGGGGGTGAAATTGTTCGACCGCTCCGCTGTGAATGCACGCGCAAGGGTTTGGTACGTCAGCGGCAATCAATTGATCCCGGGCCCACCCCCTGGAGGTTGAGCAATGGCGTTCATGGATATGAGCCGCAGGGCCATGGCGATCACCAACCGCCGCTGCGGCAATTCCTACACCCTGGCAAGTAACGCCACGGTCTACCAGGGGGTGCTCCACCACCCAACTGAGGCCATCATTGATGGCCAGGTGATGATGACCGATTACATGCTGGAGGTGTCAGCTGAGGACGCTGGCAGCACGGCACGGGGAACGGCGATCACCGTTGATGGGGTGGCATTCAAGGCCAGGATCGCTGCTCAGCCGTTGGGTGATGGCAACCTGTTCACGATCGCCCTGGAGAAGGTCTGATGGCCTCGAAGCGTGAGCTGATCCTGTCCTATGTGGCCACCCTGCTGGCCCCGACTACTGGCGTGACTGGGGTCTATCGCTCCCGGCAGGATTCAGCCGATCGCGGCGAGGCCCCACTAATCGTGATCACACCCGGCGACGACCCAGCGGTCGAGGTAAGCGTCTGCACGCTAGACCACACCATGACGCTGCAGGTGGAGGTGTTCGCCGTGGGGGCGATCCCTGACCAGGCAGCCGACCCGGTCTGCTGTGATGCCCACCGCCGGCTGATGGCTGACCCACGCCTAGGTGGCCTCTGCAATGGCCTGACCTACCTCGGCTGGACACCGGCGATGGAGCAGGGCGACGCCGGGTCAGGGTGGTTCCTGATGCGCTATCGCGCCCGCTATCGCACGAGTGTGGCTGATTTCGAGTAGGTAGCGTGACCCTATCAGCGGCCTCCTGATGCCTGACCTCCATGACGAATTCGCCGGCCTGGGCGGCTGTTACGTCGTCGGAGTTGATGGCATTCGGCGCCGTGCCGATGACATCCCCGAACCCGAGGAATTGAGCGATGGTGGCAGTAACCCAGCGCCAGTGGGTCCTGGCAAAATTGGAAGGGGCGAACTACGCGACTGATTCCAGCCCAACGTCTGCCAACGCGATGCAGGTGATCAGCCTGGACGTCCAGCCGTTGGTGGGGGACTCGGTGGAGCGTGCGATGGTGCGGCCATCGTTTGGCGCCAACAAAACCATCATCGCCAATACAAGACATGTGATCACGATCGCGACGGAGTTCACCACATCCGGCACCGCTGGCACCGCTCCAGCGTGGTCACCGCTCATGCTCTCGTGCGCGACCGCTCAGACGATCACGGCCGCCGCTGTGACCGGCTCTGCGGTCGCGGGTGGTTCTGGCACGATCACCCTGGCCAGTGGCGCCAGCGCGGTCGATGGCTTCTACGTTGGCCAGCGGATCTCCAACACCAGCGGCACCGGAAACGGCAACGTCGGGATCATCACCGCCTACGTTGGCAGCACGAAGGTCGCGACAGTTCAGGCCTACAGCAGCGCCTACACCGCCGCCGCCTCGACTGGCTACAGCATCGGCGCCAATGTGATGTATACACCAGTCACGCAGACCGATGGTGTGACGGATACATCTTGCACGATCTACTTCTACGACGACAACATCCTGTTCAAGGCCACTGGCGCCCGTGGCACCTGGTCCGGCTCTGGTCCCTCCAGCGATCGGCCGACGCTGACGTTCACGATGGAGGGCATCGTCAACCCGGTTACGGATTCATCGGCAACACCGCCGGCCTCCTACACCAACCAGGTTGATGCGCTGCTGTTCGATCGCGACGGCGCAGGGGCATTCACCTTCCTGGGTTATTCACCCTGCCTGGAATCGTTCCAGTTTGATGCAGGCGTCGGCCTGGCCCATCGCAACCTGGTGGGTTGTGTCCGCAAGGTGTTGGCAACCTCGCGATCTAGCACCGGGTCGCTGGTGTTTGAAATGCCGACGATTGCGCAAAAGAACTACTTCGCAGCGGCGGGGGATAACAGCGGCGCCAGCGATGGCCTGTTCACGGTGTCGTTGAATGGTGCCGCCGGTCGAACGGTGACGCTACTGGCGCCAAACTGTGAACTGGGGCAGTTGACCCGCTCCAGTTCACAAGGCATTGAGATGATCAATGCACCGATTGTTGCCGCCCCAATCGTCGGAAACGATGAATGGCGGCTTGTCCTTTCCTGACTCCTTATGTTCAACATCACGCTGAGCGACAGCTACGAATGGCCCGTCGAACTGGAGGTGCCAGGCAATAGCAAGAACGATCGAATTACGTTCAAGGTATTGTTTCGCCGGCTGGATCAGGCGGAGATCAATGAGGTGCAATTGCTGATTGATCGCCAGCGGTTTCAGGTTGCTGATGCGCCGGTGTTGATCAATGATCAGATGTTGGCAGAGCGGGTTCTGGCCGGCTGGCCTGAGGGTGAGATCACCGAAACGGTGAAGGGCGAGTCTGTGCCCATCGCCTATTCTGTGGCCGCTCGTGCGCAGGTGCTGGCCGGCGCGAAGGTGGCGTCGGCAATCACCGCAGCGTGGCGCGAGAGCCTGCAGGATGCCAGGGCAAAAAACTGATTGGCGCTGGCCGGCATTGGGCACGCGCCCAGACCGGCCGGCGCGAGGATGTGAGCCTGGCCAATCAGCAGGCGGAGCTGTTCAGGCTGCCACCTGAAGCGCAGCTCAAGGCCAAGGAGTCGGAGGCTTATCAGGTGTGGCCGGAAAATGCAGAGGCCCTGCGGATGTTCCTCAGAATGGATACACAATGGCGCACCAGCATGGGCGGCGTAGTGGGGTTGGATTTAACGGTGCTGCTGGGCGGTCGTGGCCTGGCGGAGCTGACGGAGGGCGACCCGGTGAAGGTGATGTATGACGACGTGCGACTGATCGAAACCGGCGTGCTGATTGAACTCGCGGAGGCTAAAGGCTGATGGCTGTTTCAATGGAGACCGTCCTAAAGCTGACGGCACAAGTATCAGGGGCGAATAATATCCAGCAGGTGGGCAACTCGCTGAAGAATCTTTCAGCGGTCAGCCAGATGTCAGAGCGGACGATTGATAAGCTCTACATCGCGACGAAACAATATGGGCAAGCTGCAGGCGGAAGCGTCAATAGCATCAACCAACAGATCAATGCGCTAACAAATCTACGCAATGCGGTGGATCCAGCGTCTAACCGCTACCGGGTGCTGACCAAAGACTTGCAGGCGTTTGAGCGGCAGCTGCAATCGCTGAACGCAACAGAGCAACGGCAGCAAGCAATGCGTAGCGCTGGCGGTGCGGCGGCAGGCTCGCTGCTGATGGGTGGCGGGATCCAGGGGGCGCTGGGAGCCGGTGCCGGATCGATGATGATGGCCGGCCCTGTGGGGATGGCTGCCGGCGCTGCGGTGCTGGCAAGTGGCGCGCTGGTGGGCTCCGGCGTTGGTAACGCCATGGACATCGCCCAGCAAACGCGAGCAATCTCGACACTGAGCGATGACGCGTCGGGACTGACTGCCAGAATTCAGGACCTGGTACGAGAGCAGGGCTACCTCACGGATCGTGCCACTGCTGGCGCTGCGGCCTACGAGATCCTCTCCAGTGGCTTCAGCTCCACGGATGACGTGCTGAAGATCCTGCGGGCATCGTCAGAGGGCGCCGCAGGGGGCTTCAGTGACATCAAAACGGTGGCAGATGCTGCTACTTCGATCCTGAATGGTTATGGGATGAGTGCGGAGCAGGTGACTCGTGTAGTTGATCAAATGATCCTCACCCAAAACGATGGCAAGATTAAAGTAGGAGAATATGCGCAATCAATTGGCCGCGTTGTGCCAACTGCTGTATCCGCAAAGGTTTCATTGGAAGAAATCAATGGTGCAGTGTCGGCCCTTACGGCTCAGGGCGTACCAATCGAAACTACTTTTTCGGGCTTGAATCAAGCAATTAAGACTATTCTCAAGCCAACCAAGGAAGCATCGGACCTGGCGGCAGCGCTGGGCCTGCAGTTCAATGCTCAGGCGCTGGCGACCAAAGGACTGTCTGGATTCCTGGAGGACGTATCACGCAAGACCGGGAAGAGCACGGATGCACTGTCAATTCTGTTTAGCGATATTGATGGCTACAAGGCCGTAGTAGCGTTATTAAATGATGATCTTGTGCGGTTCAATAGGTTTACCGATAATCAGGCAAAGTCTCTTAACGCTGCTGGCGTTGCGGCACGGAAGGCCGCCGATCCAGTCAAGCAGTTTGATAATGCTTGGAAGGACTTCTCGGCAACACTGGGCGATGCGGTTCTTCCCGCAATTTCGGAAACATTGAAAGCACTGACTAGTTTGATTGGTTTTCTTAATTCGGGACCTGTTAAGGGAACGCTATCTAATACCGGAGCAGCATTAGGCAGCATGGCAGAGGGCTTTCTTGGGCCGGTCGCAACAGGCATCAAGGGAGCAAATGCTGTTCGTGGAATGTTCCCATCCGTGTTTGGCGGTGCCCCGGCTGCGCCATCGGCTGGAACTTTTTATGTGCCAGGTGTCGGGACATTTGACAGTAAGAGCCAGCGGTTGATCTCCCCCGCAAAACCTGCTCAGCTGCCAGCAACCAAAACCCCGCCGAACGTAGCGGCGGCAATTGCTGGGGTGCGTGGCGATGGTGGTGGGGCTGGTGGAGGTGGGAAAACAGGTAAGAGCGGCGAAACTCAAGTCACCGTTGTTGTTGGTGGCTACACGGGGGGCGGTCAACAAGGCCCTAGTCGTGGGCGGTCATCAGGCCCCCACCTTCATGCGCAGCGAGTCTCAGGCGCTGGAGTTAATGAAATGGTTGCCGCTGCTCTTGAATTTCCAGGTGGTCGGACTGCTCTTGACTACGGGGAGCGACGGCGGCCCGGGTATCACGACGGATATGCCGGCAATGATTACGGCACTCCGCAGGGAACGTCGTTCAAGCTTCGCCCAGGCTGGTCTGCGACTGACATGGGCATCAAAGGAACGCTAGGCCGTGGGATGCGAATTAGAGGCCCTGGAGGTGTGTTTGAGCTGGGCCATTTACTTGATGTTGCAACAACAAAGCGAGCGAAAGGGGAGTCTGCTGATAGTTTGAGTTCTCAAATGGATTGGCAGCAGGCTCAGGCTAGAGCCGCTGAAAAAGCCAATGCCGAACGAGAAAGCATTAAATCCCAGGCCCGTCAGCAAGTAACCCTAAGGGAGACTTATGTCGTTGAAGAAAAAATCCTGGCCAATAAAAACCTAATCAGTGCCAGCACTGATGAAGAATTCAAGACGCAGCGAGAGATGGCAAACTTCAGGCTGGCGCACGAAAAAGAAGTGCTAACACTGAAGGGTAAAATTGTTGAAGTGCAGCAAAAAGCTATTTCCGAAAATTACTCAGCTGCTCAGAAGCAGATTGATCTTGCCAAGGCTCAAGATGAGCTGTCCCAAGCCAATGCAATCTTTGCGCTGGAGCTTGAGGGGAAAATCTCTGAGCAGATGCGCAATCAGGTGAAACTAATCTACGAACAAGCCGACGCAACTGCCCTCCTGGGTGATGAAGTGCGCCGCTATTCAGAGCTTGCATTCGGCGGTCGGTTGCCTGATAGCACGTTTACAACCGGGATGGACCTGATGGGTCGTAACCAGCAGGATTCCAGGATCGGAATAGGTGCCATGGATGGCGTCAACTCCTGGCTCGATTCAGTTGGCACCATGCGCGAATCATTCCAGAGTTTGGCTACTGATGGCATTGGCGGGCTTACGGATGCGCTGACGGAGCTGACCACCACGGGCACGACCAATTTCCGAGAGTTCACCGCTCAGATCCTGCGCGATACCGCCCGGATCATCATTGCCCAGATGGTGCTCAGGCCGCTGCTGGGCGCCATTGGCAGGGCCAGTGGCGGTAGTGCGTTCAACATCGCGCTGCCCGCCACTGGCCCCGCGCCTCAGTTTGCGGAGGGCGGCATCAGCAGCGGCCCCCGCTCCGGCTATGGGGCCACGCTGCATGGGACGGAAGCGATCGTTCCCCTCTCCCGTGGCCGATCGATCCCGGTCCACCTGATGGGCGGCGGTGGTGGTGGCAGCGCCGGGGCATCCGTCACGGTGAACGTGGATGCGCGCGGCACGTCCGCCAGTGGCGACAACGGCCGAAGCGAGGCCCTGGGCCGTGACCTCTCCCAGGTGATCGATGCCCGCCTGGCCCATCACCGCCGGCCTGGGGGCCTGCTGAGCGCATGACGGCCACCCTGTCCGCGTCGTACGTGCCTGCCGAACCCCTCACGGTGGAGCGCTCCCCCCGCGTCCGCCGGGGCCCCGCAGCTGACCAGCTGGAGCAGGGCGGCACGATCGGCCGCGCTCAGGACCTCCGCATCTGGCCCAGCCTGCGGTTCGTCCTGCTGCCCGCCGAGGGGGTGGCGTTGAATGCGTTCCTGACCGCCCGTGAGGCCGCTGGGGAGCCGTTCTACTGGACCCCAGTCGGCGATACCCAGCGGCTGGTTCGGTGCCGCGAATGGCGGCTGAATATGGCGAGCTGTGATCACCATGAGGTAAGCGCGAAATTCGAGGAGGTGGTAGCGCTGTGACCATTCCCGCGTTCCCCAACTACCCGGCCAACCTGCCGGCAGAGCAGACGATCACCAGCCGGGCACGGCTGACAGAACTGGGCGATGGCCGGATTCAGGAGCGGCGGTGGGGGCTGAATCCAGTCCGGCCAACGTGGGACCTGACGTTTGAGCTGTGGCCTGCTGGCCGTGCGCAGGTGGAGGCGTTCCTTTCGGCCCGTGCGGCTGATGGGCAGCCGTTCAGCTGGACCGCTCCGGGTGCTGCAACGGCGACCGCCTGGCGCTGTGATCAGTGGACGGTGGATCAATTCAATGGCGGTAGGGTGATGCTGCAGGCTAAGTTTAAACGGGTGTTTGAAGTGTCGCCTCCGGAGCTTATTCCCGTGCCATGTGGTGGGAATGTGATCACGATCGTTACACCGCCGACTGATGCAACAATGTGGTATTACCCTGAAGGTGAATATGTAAATAGCTTTAGCCCTGATGGTGCGGCTCCCTCTCCTGCGGATGGGTATTGGATCGGCGAAACGCTTTACGACGCGTGGGACGCAGCATGGACAGCCTCTGGTAGCCCAGCCAACCCAGGTACTGGCAACGCTGCGGAGATTGCAGCCTGGGCGGCCTGGGTTGATGTGTGGGAGACTTATTTCTTTGATTATGTTAATACTTTTGAAACCGACGGAAGCGTAATCCCTGGCTACCGCGATCGATCATCACCTTTTAATTCTTTTAGCGTATCGGCAATCAGCTCTAACGGCTCGCCACTTACCTATCAGTGGCAATTCAGCTATGACAATGGCGCCACATGGGCTAATGTCAGCAACGGCGGCATCTCGGCAACTACCTCCAGCACTGGGGGGCTTTTTGGTATCCCATCAAATCCAGCAACAACAACATGGAGTTGGTCGGGATACACCACTGGGCAATTCACAACCGCCGCCGGCTTTGATCCCTATACCGATTGGACGGATACAACTGTAACTGGCAGCTTCAATACTGTCCCGGTATCACTAACGGCGGCAGTAAGCGGTGCAACAACGTCAACGGTATCGATCTCAAACGTCATCTCCCTTGAGGGATACCTATTTGATCTAATGCCCACAGTTTATGGCCACACCCTGGCGCGGGTAGTCGTCAGCAGTTCCGGCGCCACATCGGTTACCTCAAGCCCTGCCAAGGCGTACCCACGCCCCGACTGATGACCCTGACGACCGCCTATATCGCCGAGCTGGCCAAGCTGGCCCCCTCCGCAATCGTGGAGCTATTCGAGCTGCACCTGTCGGCGGAGTTGCATGGCAGCTGTCAGATCTACCGATTCCATGCTGGCGTGAATGAGCGGACGATCTCGGGCCATGTGGTGTGGGGCGGCGCCTGCTATTACGCCTGGCCGATTGAAGCCGATGGCTTCAGCTGGGAGGGGAAAGGGGTCCTACCTCGGCCCCGGCTGCGGATCGCCAACGGTGGCGGCCTGATCTCCCAGGCGATGCTGGAGGTTCGGGCCATGACCGGCGGGGACCTCACCGGCGCAAAGGTAAGCCGATTGCGCACCCTCCGGCGGTTCCTGGATGCGGTGAATTTCGAGGGCGGCAACGCCACCGCCGACCCCACCGCCAGCGCACCGGCGGAGATTTATTTCATTGATCGGCTGAGCGGTGAGACCACCGACGTGGTTGAGTTCGAGCTGGCCTCAGCGTTTGACCTGGCCGGTGTGCGGGTGCCGAAACGGCAGGTGTTGGCCAGCACCTGCCAGTGGCGCTACCGCCGCTGGACTGGCGCCGTGTGGGACTACACCGGCGTGGATTGCCCCTATGCCGGGGCGGCGTATTTCAACGAGGCGGACGGTGCTGCGGGGAGCGCTGCTCAGGATGTGTGCGGGAAGCGCCTGACCAGCTGCGAAGCCCGGTTCGGCGCCGGAAACGAACTTCCATTCGGTGCATTCCCTGGCGCCGGGACATCATTCGGGACAGCAGGTTGATGATTGATGACGAGGTGATCGCGCTGGCCCGTGCATTCGCCGAGGCCCTGGATCCACACGAAAGTTGCGGCCTGGTGGTGGAGGTATCTGGCCGCCAGAGCTACTGGCCCTGCGCCAACCTCGCCGACGATCCTGAGCAGGATTTCATCCTCAACCCCGCCGACTGGCGGAAGGCGGCCCGGGCCGGCACCATCGTCGCGGTCATCCACTCCCATGCGACGACGCCAGCGGCGCCCAGTCTGGCGGATCGCCTCAGCTGCAATGCCTCCGCCTTGCCGTGGCTGATCATTCAGGCCCGCTCCGGTGAGGTGTGCGAACTGTTGCCGGAGCCTGGCGGCGCGCCATTGATCGGCCGGCCGTGGGTGTGGGGCCTGGCCGACTGCTGGAGCCTGGCCCGTGACTGGTATGCCGATCACGGCCTGGCCCTGCCGGATTTCCCGCGCCCTGCAACGCCTCAACAGTTCGAGGTGGCGCCGACGTTCGATCAGCACTGGCCCACCGCTGGTTTCGTCGAGGCCCTCCCCGGCCAGGCCCAGCCGGGCGACCTGTTGCTGATGGCACTCCGGAGCACCGCCGGCCAGCTCAACCATTGTGCCGTGCTCGTGGAAGACGGGCTGATCCTTCACCACCTGCGCGGGCGACTATCAGGCCGTGAGCCCTACTCACAATGGTGGCAGCGGCAGACCGGACGGATCCTCCGACATGCGGATCATCGAGCTCTACGGGCAATTGGCCAGCCACTGCGGAGGGAGCAGGTTTCAGGCGATGGTGCAATCGCCAGCTGAGGCGGTGCGGTGGCTGCTGGCGAATTGGCCCGATCTAGAGGGCCACATGCGGGAGCAGCACTACGAGGTTAGAGGTGACGGCGAGCCGTTAGAACTGGAGCTGCTGCCGTTCCCTGTGGCCGGGACAATCGCAATCACGCCGGTGGTCTCGGGTTCAGGGGCAACGGGACGGATCATCGCCGGCATTGCGTTGATTGGCCTGTCGTTCGTGCCTGGGTTGTCGCTGTTCGGCTTGGCGCTGGCGTCACCG